ATTAGTTCCAGGAGTTACATTAGAGAATTTTTACCATTTAGTTGATGATAGAATAGATCGTCTTAGAGAACCTCATAAACCTAGAGAACAACAAGATGCATCAGAAGTACTTGAATCTGTATATTGGTCAAATTTAGATGATGTTTTTAGACCATTATTAAATGTATCACCATCCTTTGGTGCAATAGATATAGCTAATAAACTAGAATTTTTAAATTTACTAAATATTGATTTACCATTTTTAAATATAGTTAATAAAATAAAAAGTACAAAGATTTGTATAGATGATAATCGTACTAGTGAAAAAATCGAAGTATCACAAACTTATAAAATTGCAACTATTAATAATAGATTTACAATTAATTTAGACCAACCAACTACTGTGATAGTAAATGATTATGCACCATGTAACCGTGGCCCAGGTGTATTAAATACTAGAGAAAATATGCATTATTATTTTAATAAATATTTAATTGTTCTTTTAAAAAGATTTAACATCGATGGTTCTGGTAATAGTGTAAAGGTTACTGATCGTGTTTATATGAATGGAAGTGAATTAAATTTAAGTGGTAATAAAATTATAAATAATTATGAATTTATAGGTGCAGTGTGTCAATCTGGTAGTTTAGGGGGGGGTCATTACTGGTATATTCATAAAGTTAATAATATATGGTATGAATATAATGATAGTAATCCAGTACATCCAAATATATCAGAAACTAATCATCCTGGATCTTATACAGATAGTAGAGATATGTATATGTTATTATTTAGAAGAACTACTGATAATCCATATAGAATACCAAGATATAATTTAGATAGATTAAATGATATAATATTAACAAATATGAGAACATTTAGATATGATGGAATAAATGAAAGAGATCATTTTGCAATTTCAAACTATTTTCGAATATTAACATATTATACAAACTTATATAGTCGCAATATAGAATCAAGATATAATCAACAAATATTATTAATTATAAATTATTTAAGAGATAAATTAAAAACATTATTTTAATTCAAATTTATTTGGTAACTCTAACTAATACATTTGTTTTTCTTCTCATCATATAATCATTTATATCAAATAAAGTATCTTTTTTACCATGATTTGGATCAAAAAATTTTTTATCAAAGTCAATGAATCTACTATTTCCTATAGGAAAATCATTTATATTATGCGCTTTAAAATAGAAAATTCTTTCTTTTAAATCAATAGATCTTGAACTGTTATCAATTACCATACAACCATAATTTTGTGTCATCTGTAAAAATATACTTTCAAATAATTCAAAACTTGGAAACATACCTGCATAGTGTTCATATAATTTTTTTCTATTCATTCTGATATCTTCTGCTAGTAAAAATATAAAATTAAATTGTGAACGATATTCTGGTAAAATACCTAATGAGTATTGCATAGATAATATATAATTGATGTGTCTATGACGACCTTCGTTCATAATAGATAAAAAATTCGGATCTTCTGCCCATTGTTTTTTGGCACTCATGCAATCATCCATGATAAACATAACTCTTGTATCTAAAGGTTTTTTCGCATCTTTCATTCTTTTATTATTCTTTTCAATAATTCTATCTTGTCTTCTTAATAATCTTTCCATTATTTCTGGTTTATATTCATGATGAATAAATGATGGAGGAAAAATAGTATCATAAAATTTATTTAATCTATCAGTTGGTGCAATAATAACTCCAGCAGGAATATCACTCATTTTTTTCATAATTTCTCGAATGACCCATGATTTACCACTATTTGATTTAGCAATAATACATATACGTGGATTTAAGAATGATCTATCAGATTTATAAAGTAAACTATCTAAATTAAATTGTTTTATGGGTAAAACTTGACCATTTACATTTAAGGTAGTCATTATACTATACAAAATATTTTAAATTATAAAATAATAATTTAAAATGTTCCCATGTCGGTAAATATCTCTTGACTTGTTACATTTTGTTTTGCAAATTTATTATCAAGATAATAAACTATTAAAAATACTATAAAGAATACCATTAAAGATAATCTCAATGAGATTGTTTTTTTATCGTCATAAATGGTTTCAATGTATTGAAATAATGTAACTAATAAAAATGCAATAGATCCGTCTAATAAAGGGTTATCAAAATCAAGTTTAGTAAAAAGATTTTCCATATAACTAATTTATATATTTTTTTAGAGTTTTAAATTAATAACCCCTAAAATTAAATACTTTCTTTTTATTTGATTCAGATGATCCTTCTTCTGAAACAGTATTTAAATTAGTTTTGTAATCTGCATCTTTTTTATCTTTACCCATATTACTAAATTCTTCTTCTATACCTCCATCTTGTTTATGATATGGCTGACTTGTTTCTGATTCATTTTTTGTTTTAAAAAATTCAGGTTTCTTTATATCAGCAGGTATTATTAAATTAACTTTTTTATCAGATTGTTTAACTTCACTTCTTCTTACTTCACTTCTTCTTGCTTCACTACGTTTAAGACCTTCACTGCGTCTATTTTCAGTTACTGGTATATGTTTAATAGATGTTGAATTTAATCCTGCTTTCTTTTGTTGTTCATATATTTCTTTTAATGAAATTGGAGCTTGAGATTGTACAACACCACCAACTTGATTTTTTTTTTCAGAATCAGAATCGTGATTTAAATCGATACTGGTATTTTTATTAGAATTTACTAATTGATATTGTTTATTATCTTCAGTTTTAACTAAAGATTTTAAATATTTATCATCATTTATTTCAGACATTATACCTAAATATTTCTTTAAAATCAATTGTAATGGTAACATTTTTCTAATAGCTTCTTCAATTGACTCTTTAATTAATTTATGTGATTTTAATTGATTTTTCTTAAATTCTAAAGTTGGTACTTTATGGAAGAATAAAAATGGGTAATTATAAAAAGTTTTTGCAACTTCGATGTAGACATTATGAATAAATTTATTATAATTTAAATTAATATTAAATTCTTTTAAAACTGATTGTTTATCATTTACATCAGTAGCAGTTAATAATAAAATATTTGATTGAATTACTCCTCTTATTAAATCTTCTAATATGTCTGCATTAGGAGTTACTGTTTTAATTCTAGTAGCTTCCATTGTAATCATTTGTTCACTCCAAGTAGGAATTTTGGCTAAAAATCCTTGAAAAAATTTTAATTCTTCACCATCTTTTACTTTTTTAGCTTCTCCGTATATAGAATTAATACCTTCATATATTGCAGGAGTTAGCATATTTACAAGTTGTTTAGTATACTCTTCTTTAATTTGAGGTAAGTAATTATTTAATTTAGACATAATATAATATATATTATATTATTTCATATTAAACAAAATTTAAATTAATTATTTTAATTTTTTATTAATAGTTTTTACTTCCATTTCCTCCTCTTGTTGCAAGTAATTCATTTTGTTTGGATGTATAGCATCTGCATCCTGGTGGTGCAACTCCATCTCCCATACATGTTACATTAGATGTTCTATATTTTCTTCCTACACCTACTTCTTCCCATTTAACTGGGTCATTCTTCTTGAACATATACTTTCTTTTTCATTCCAATAATATCCACAGCATTTTTGAGAACATACTGAATTACTTATTGGTACTTTTAAGTCATAACCATCATTGATAGAATATAAATTATTTACATCAGTAAATTTCTCAATTTTCTTTCCATCTTTTGCGGGTACTTTAGATGCTATTATCATTTTAGGTGCAACTGCTTTAGGTACTGCTTGTACACTAACTGGTCTTGCTGGTGATTGTACTGATGATGCAGTTGGTGATTGAGGTGATGCAACTGGTGATGATACAGGTGATGCAGAAGATGAAGATGATTTAGATGATCCAGATGATTTAGATGATCCAGATGATACTGTTGATACTTTAGATGCAACAGATGATTCTGTAGTTAATTGTATATTAGAATCATATTTTTTTGGTGCTCCTTTTTTATTATCAGAACTTGTATAAGAACTTAAATAACCAGGGCGAGGCTCACTGCTTGATTTTGAGCCAAAATCTAAACTAGGTGGAAATGGTAAATAAGGTACTCCAGGAGCTTTTAAATCAACAGCAGGTCTAGTTTTAGCATTATTGGCATCAGTTATAGTTGATTCATACATTGCAGATGATGATTGAGAATTAATACCATAATTTTGTACATATTTTTCAGTTATTTTTTTTTCCTTTGGGCAATTGAGTTGAACAAAAAGGTAATATGCTAATACGATTGCTGCAATTAATAATAAAATTTCAGTAGCACCTCCTCCATATTGACTTTGAATTAATCTATATGTCATATTATATTATTTATAAATATATTATTTTTACAAATAATATATTGAAAATATTAACTTTTAATTTTTTTTTATTTTTTCTATAGCTTTTAATTCAATAGTTAACTTATCAATTACATAATTTCCATTTTTATCTTTTTTTCTTGGTATATATTCAATATATATTTGACCATCTAAATATTTTTTTATTAATTTATTAAATTTATTAATATATTTAAAATCATTCATTACTTTATCATAAAATATAGTATTATTTTCATAATTTTTTCCATATTCATCAATTGCTTCTAATTGGATATCAAATGTTTCTTGTGTTAATGATTTAAATGCATCGTGTTCATTTTGTATCATTATTTTATCCTCACCAGTTACTGAATGAATTATATACATTCCTTCTGGTGCTATTATTAAAGATCCTTGTGTTTCTCCAATATTATAATGTTCTATAAAATGAAATATATCACTTATAGATGGGAATTCATATAATATTCCGTTTTTAGCTCTTGCTCCTGCATATGGTGTTGGTGGATGAGTGTGAAACATAAATTCATAATCTAAAGCATCTGGCATATTTTGTGGTAATAATATTTCGGGATCATCAGTGTCTTGTCTATTAGTTTTCCCACTAATTAAAATTTTTTCTAAACTATGTTTATCAAAATCTAATAATCCAGCATGTTCAGAATATCTAAAATTATCTTTTTTGTCAGAATATATTTTACCAAAACTCATTAAACTATCTAAAATTAATATTTGATTTTTATTTAGGGTAAATTTATGAGAATGTTTTTCTTTTGTATACATCGCATTAATTTTAATTTTATTGCTTTTCTTCATTTTTTGTAAAATCTCTCTTTTTGGCTTATAATTATGTTCTACCATATGATGTACTAATGAATTATCAAATAATAAATCATTATTTTTATATAAGATCAATTGTGATTTATGAGTACATGATGGACAATTATAATTACCAATTTCTTTAGATTTAGAATTTAAAAATAAATTAGCCATACCTTTAATACGACTTTTTGAAATATCCGAATAATTATATATTAAAGGGGTTTCAATATATTTCTTCATATTATATTATAATAAAAAAAAGATTAATGTTCTAAAAAATTGAATTTCTTAATAATTAATTATATAAACTATATAATTAATCATATAAAATGAAAGCTCGTAATAATTATAATGACGGTTTTAGTACAGAATACTTTGATAGTAATCAAATTGATGGAGATGATTTTACTCCAGTTAATAACAAAAAGAAATCAGTCAGTAGTATTGTTGCTCCAAAAAAAGAACAACAATCAATTGACATTAGTTTAGATCAATCAACTGTATCTCAAAAATTAAATTTTGAGATATTTACACCAACAAAACCACCGGTGGATGATGGGTGGACAAATGCTCCTAAAAAATCACGTCGTAATCTTGATGCTCTAGGAGAAAATATTACACAACCGGTGTTTGAAAATAAACAATTAAAAAATGAATCTTTAGTATTTGGTAACAAACGTAATAATCGTGAATTATCAGGACTAGAAGAAGAAATTTTACAAAGTCAACAACAAAAAAATACAAAATCAGGACGTAATCTAGATTTATTTGGAGAACAAATTATGCAAGAACAAAATATAAGAAATGAAAAATTTGCAAAACATGAAAATTATAAGAAACATTCATATCAAAGATATGAATATCCACCAGAACCTGTTGTAGAAAAGAAAGAAATAAACGTAAACATGAATGATTCAGATTTATTTCCAACTCTGGGAAAATCAGCTGTAGATGTTAAGAAATTATCAGTATGGAATGTTTTTAATCCATCAGTGCTTGTAAAAAATGAGACACCAGTTGTTAAGCAAACTCCAAATTTTAAATTAGTTGAAAAATCTATGGAACCAAATACTACAGTATTAAATAATTCAACACAAAATTATTATGATAATGGTGATGATGAGGATGATGATCAAGAGTATTATAATGAAGATGAAGAAGAATATGAAGATGAAGAAGATGAAGATTCTGATATTGTTTATATGCGTGAAAAATATTATAAACGTGATGAAATTCTTGATAATATCCAATTTGTTAAAAACAATTTTAATAAAAAAAATATTGATCATGTACGTTTTCTACATCAACTTGAATGTGAACTTGCAAACATTGAAGATGAAATTTATAGATTTGAAGATCTAGAAAATGAAATGGAAAATATATATGGCCCATACTATAGAAATCCACCATCTCTATTAGATGAAGCAAAACGTCGACACGAAGAAGCTGAAAATGAAGCAAAACTTAAAGATCCTGGAACATGGAAAGAATTTTTTAGAATGCTTGAAACTGTAAAAGCATAAAAAAATTATTCTCTATATGTTTTATCAATATTATTAATAGATGTTAAATTTTTAATTGTTATTTTATTATAATTTGTTAATATCTTATTTAATTTATCAGTCTTTTTATTCTTTATTTGATACTTATATATTTTATGTAAATACAAAATATCATTATTATTAAAATTTAATAAATTATTTCGAATATTCATAAAATTCTTTCTATTAATGTTCTTAATTGATACACTATTTAAATCATAACTAAAATTTAAATCATAAAACTTTTTATTATTTTCTGCAATCATATCATATGATGGTTTAACACATGAAAAATATCCATGTGTATCTTGTAAATACCAATTTTGATCTGAATAAATATTAGTTTCAATAACATCACCAATTGATAATGAATTTGTTACATTTGAAATCATATTAATTTTTTCAATTGGAGTTAATACTTTATTATCAATTGCTAATGGATAATTTTCGAATAACATCAATGGTAATAAAACTTTTTCTTTATCATACATTTTTAAAGCAGATTGAATAGATTTATAGTTATCCATTAGATTTTTATTAGAAATTAATAAACCACAATCAATATCTTTTCTTTGAGTATATGTTCTATAT